GGATTCATTCGGCCAAACGTAAAGTAGACCGTTTTCTCTTCTTCAACTAAATAATTACGAAACGAATTTATCAACCTTTTTTCCTTTGCATTTCTGCTTTTCTAATCTTTGGTAATAATCTTTTAGCCAACCTTTGGATACGTTGTTTCATTGCAGGTCTTTCTAAACGCTTCTCTATCTCTTGACGCCTTGCAAATGATAAGTCTTTTTTGGGAATATCTTTGGTTAATTTACGTACAACCAGATCGCGCGCTTTTTTATTTGTGCGTCTTTTTAATACCTTTACATTTGCCATTCTTTTCTTAGCTCTTACACGGCCAAGTTTAATTCGGCTTTTAAGTCTTTTAATAAGTCTCGCTTTTTTCTGTCTTTGTTGTAGTGTAAGAGCTTCGTCCACATCTTCTTCGTTAACAGAAATAGTTTCTGCTTGTTCAGATAATCTTTTTCTACGGTAAGCTCGATAGTTGACTAATTCGTCTTCGCCTGGACGATACATGACAGTCATCATATCTTTAAAAGATAACATTAATTTCTCCCCGGTTTATCCCATCCTTTTATAACATTAGGTGAAAAGTTGGCAAATGAGAATTCCATTCGATCAACAATTTTCACTGCATCACCACCAAGTTTATCAATAGCAACATAGCCTTCTTGGCCTGTTGTACGATAACCCTTCTTTGTTTTTAAGAAGGTTTGTGTTTTGTTTAACTTGTTTAGTATATTTATAATTTTTAACTTCGCTAGAACTATAACCCTTTGTAACTCAAACATCTGTATTAAAGATTGCCTATTTTGTTTTGAAAAGAATTTTAGTACTTCATCCCTTTTTGTTTTTTGTGAAAATTTACCCTTTTCAGTAGATCTTTTATCCATTTCTTTTTGATACTTGTCATTAATAAATTTAATTAACGAATCAACCCTTTTCTTTGGATCAGGGGGGAGTGCACCAGCTCTTACATAGCTATTGCCATGCGTTTCAATCATTCCGGCAAGTTGCTGGTTGTTTTCAAGTTGTCTAAGAGTTGAACCAGCAATCTTATTAAAAATAAAACCGGCAGTTGAAAGATACTCATTCACTTCCTTTGTATCATTTTTACTCATTGTATATTGAGTCATATCTCTTAACATAGCATCTTGTGACCAAACATTCTTTGAAGATTTTAATTGGGAAACGTCTACACCAAACTTTTGTTTCATCGATTCAAATGTTTTTCCAGTATATGAAGTATGCCACACAATCCCGATCTTTGAGGATTTAATCTCCTTGGCCATTGTCGTATTTGCTGGTATTGCATAAACGATTGTATTAGGGTGAAAGGTGACGTATGACTTTCCTTTAATTTTTTGAGTTTTAATATCTCCTGGACCATATAAGAAATCCCCCTGTATTACACCCTTTATCCCCAGACTTGGTAAATATACCAAAGCCTGCTTAAGCTTTGTATTAAGATCGCCAGAAGTATCATTGTCAATATCACTATCAGTCTTGTATACTTTTGGGTTTTTGTTAAAAATACCTTTTTTTGCCACAAAGAACCGTCCATCGCTAGGATCAGTCCCAGCAAAGATAGCAGGAGCACCGTCCCATTTAACACTAACAGATCCGTCATGTTCTCCCCCTAACATGTCTCTCATTGAACGAAGAGCAAGAATTGCCTCTCGTGTTCCTTTTACACCACCATAAAGAACTTTATCCTCTATGTGAGTCATGTGTGTATTCTTTTGTTCGGTTACAAATTCTTTAAAATCCATTATTGATAAACTTTCAGATAAACTGAAGCCTCTTCTGATTTAGATCCAGCATAATTGACAATATAAGAAATAAAGTCATTTGCCTTTTTCCCTTTGTTTTTTTCAAGTGCATGTGCTACCATTGTAGCTCCAAGTTTACTATGTATTTTACCAAGATCAGCATCTGAAAGACCACTTTCAAATTCGTCTCTTGACAAGCCCTTAACTACAAACTTAGCCATATCATAGAACTTTTGAATTTCTCTTTTATCGCCTTTTTCTATTTTTCTTGCTGTTGTAACTAAATCTCTGTTTGCTGGTATAACATAGTTCATGTATTTCTTTGCACCAAATATAACCTGTCCCATTCCAGCTCTGCCGCCACGAGCTGTCTTAAGAATAATTTCCATATTAACATTTCCAAGATATGAACTTGTACGTATGTCTACCTTGCCTGTTCCGTTAAAGAAAACGTTTCCAGCTTTACTACGGAAGAAAGAAGCTGTCTTAATACGATCGGATTTCAGTGTTGATTTTTTGTATACGTGTTTATCTGCTACACCAGCCTCTGTATTCTTTACTTCCGTTTTAATACCGGTTGGTTTCAGCACTTTCTTAAGTGATATAGCAACAAGCTTTTTCTGTTCAAATAAAGTTTTAATACTCATATTTAGTGCACCAATTGTTGAAGTATCTAAATCTGATAATTTGAAACTAGGATCGATTGACCAAATATCACCAGGGTTCCATTTATCATCTGTAAGTACTGGTATATCAGAGTTTTTAAATGCCTGCTTCTTTGCAGCATAAATTGCTTTAAACATTTTAGATTCACGATGTATAACATGATTTTTCTTTACATATCCACCTTTGATAATTTCAACAGCAGAATAGTATGCTGATGCATGCCAGCTTTCATCAAGCCCCATCGAATCTTCGAATGTCGTACTACCAATATCAATTTTATTCATAGTAGACTTTAACTCATCAGGAACAAAGAAAGATACGTCTTTTATGCCATTCTTTAACATCGATGCAAGATAGATGCATTGTAGACTTTCGGCCAACATGGTTTGTCTTGTACCACCACCGGCACCAGATCCAGCACCACCAAAGACTGCAGCTTTTCCAATCTTGCCTGATTTAATTGTCTTACCATCTTTTGTAAGAAGATTAAATCCAGTACTCTTTTTTTCTTTCTCCCACTCAGCTATAGAATCAAAGTTAACTTTATCATTCTTAAATGTAACATCGCTACCATCAACAAGTGCTACAGGTGTTTCATTCTTTACTAACTTCTTTAGGATATCAATTCTATCCTCACGGGTTTGTGAATTTGGCTTATCCCATTGGGCAGCCGTCATAGGTCTTAGCATCATTTTAGCCTCCATTATATAGGTTTTAAAACGTAGCATATTGATTTCCTAATTAGTATACACTATTTATACTGAAAAGTAAACAAAAAAAGCGACCCGAAGACCGCTTTTTTTTAGAATGTGTTTTTATAGTCCAGCAGGAACTATAATATAATGGATTGATAATACAACACCAACTGATGCTGCAAGACCAACCATCATTTTCAAAAAGTCTTTTCCAATCAATGGAAACACAACTTTGAATTTTTCTTTACCTGTCATAGTTGCCATTGCAAGTTCTCTACCGCAAAGAAGTCCAACAAAGACCCATGTAGTAGACATAGGAATATCGTTCAGCTCTTTAAAGAAATACAGAATAATCCAATATACAGCATCGATAATAGTGGCACTTCGAACGTATCTTGTGTTATGTTTTTCAAGAACGATGGTTTGAATTTTACCACCACCTTCTCTAAACATCCACCATAATCCAGCAACGAATACCGCACTAATGCCAATCATTAAATCAACTGGTATCTGTCTTGGAAGAAATACAGCAATATTTGCCATGTCGTGTGATAACCAAGTCCACCATAGAAAACCTGTAGTTATCCATTGACCAACCCGCCAAAGTTTTTTATGTTCTTCTTTGACAGGTTTTGCTTCATCAAGTATCTTTGTAACACCAATCCAGATAATGTATGCTGCGACTGCTGCAACTGCATATCCCATCATTGATTTCATTAGCATCTTTTCTAAAACAAAAGTAGATGCAAATGCACTTAATACTAAGAAAGATGTACTCACTGGTACACCTATACGTGTCAATATTAGTAGTAGTCCTGGTGCCATCGCATGATACCATTGTATCTCTTGCCATGGGATTTTATTAAGTCGTCCATATGATATGTCACCACCATTAGTGTACCAACCATACCATAGTGCCCATAATAAAACAGACGAAGCGGCTAACCACATCGTCTTCCAATTAAATCTCTCATTATTTGATGCGATCCAAGTACCGAGAGTTTGTACCGAATCGTTTGCTATAACTGAATAAGCAGCAAATAAAAATCCAACTGCCATCCAGAGAGTTACTAGTTCCATAGTAATTTCTCCCTTTTAGTTATAGAGGGATCACCACGATCCCTCTTTTTTTGTTATATATGCGTAGGGAATTTAAAAAAACGTCACGATTTCGTGACGGTTTCACTCCGTCGTTGGGCATAGTGTAAACTCATTTGCCTACGTTTTTCTCTTTCTTTTGGATCGTATG